CTTCAGGTGCTGGTGCTGGTGCTGCTTCTGGTGCTGGTGTTGTTTCTGCTCCACCCATATCCATTCCACCACCCATGTCTGGACCACCAAATTCTCCACCAGACATTACATCATTACCTCCGGCAAAGTCCATGCCTCCACCCATATCCATTCCACCACCCATTGGTTGTTGAATAGGTTGATTTGCTTGAGCTTCTTCTGCATGTTTCTTTTGAAGTTTAGCAATTTCAATAGCTTTAAGAATTTCAGCCTCTTTATATTTTTGATTAAGTTCAAGGTCTTGATCTGATAAACCAAGATATTCTTTAACCAAGAAATCAAGTGCAAAATATGGTTTTCCATCAGAACCCTATAATCCAAGCAATGTAGAAACTGTACTTGCACCTTCAGCCACGGCTGAACGTTTTTTTGCTAATGTAAAAAGGTTTTCCTCATTATATTCAATACCGAGTCCTTGTTTAAGTACTTCAGTATATGAAAATTCAGGATGCATTAAACAAATTTGAACAAGTAAAGGCTTAAGAATAATTTCTTTAAACGCTGTTTGAATACGTCCAATAAAACGTGAGAATGCATACTCTTCACGAGTAATTGTAGCTTCGCCATTTAATGCATTATTTGGCGCCTGAGAAATATTTAAATTAAAACGGTTAGCTGGTACTTGAGATTCCAATATGAATTTACGCCAGAAATATTGAAGATCTTCTGTTGTATTCATATTATAGCCTTCAGTTTTTACACCTTCCATTGTAATGGCATTACCACCTTTACTTTCAAAGAAATAAGTTTTTTGGAAATTAAATTTAGGTTCGCCATTAACAAGCATTTGACCAGACATATCATCCATTGATACTTCTTCTGTATAATCTGCTTTAATCTCATTAATACGTTGTTTTGATTTAGCAGGTGTTAAATTTTCATCAACTGGAACTGTAATCTTAATTCTATTTTGTGCATTTTGAACATTCCAAACTAAATGAGAATTTTCAAGTTGGCGTAACATATTAAATGAACGTGTTAAACCTTCAACATAAGAAATATTAGTGTTTCTTGTATCACCAATATCACCCCATGAAATATAAATTATATTTGAGTTTGGAATTATTCTTTGATTTGCTGCACCTTTAAATTGATACCATAAGAAAATTTCTTGTCCATCTTCAGTTGTTCTAATATCTGGTTGTAATGTTGTTGGGTCAAGATTTAAGATACCAATAATATTTTTATGTTTTTCATCAAAAATCATTTCAAATGCAAGGAATCCTTCAACCATAAATTTCTTAAAGTAATTCCATGCACCATTATTATTTTCCCAACCAAATGCTGAATAAACTCTGTTAAATGCAATTTGTGAATCATTCACTAATTTTTCAGCATTTAAATTAGCCTTTTTATTCTCATAACCTTTATTCAAGAACAATTTAAGTTTATCAAGATTAAGATGACAAAATTGGCCATTTTCATCATTAACAATTGCTTCATTACAAATAGTTTCCAATAAGAAATTAATTTCAACGTCTCTTGCTAATTGCTTACAATATTGACATCTTGTTGCATATGTCATATCATAATATGCATAATTAGAAGATTGGTTTTTAGTTAAATCTTTATATTTAGTAAATCTATTTGTACCAACAGCATCATAAAAACTTGGATACATCTAATCATCCATGCTGCCCATCTTAGTTTGAGATGCACTAAGAGCAAGAGCATTTTTCATAATGCTTTGATTACTCTATAAACCAAATGATGATAGATTAATCAAAGGATTAATATGATTATGATTTTCCTCTCCAGGTTTAAATGATCTTAATACGTATTTTGTACCCATACGTTATATTAACATATTTTTATTATTTATTAGTCATTAGGATCAGCTACTGAAAATTGATTTAGTTTATCCTCAAAATCTAAATATATTTGTGAATTTAATAAATCATAATCCTTTGCAGTTTGTCTAATCTCGCAAATACGTGATAATACTTCACCAATTAATTGTTGTAATTGAGCTTCTTCCCAAATCTAAGTATATTTGTCTTTCATAATATATACATACATTATTTTTAGATTATAATATACATATATTATATTGTTTTTATGGGTTACCCAGTGTTTTGTTTAAATCAAAATTAGGTACCCATTCAGGCGTAAGTGCAAATTCAGCTTTATAATAAAATCCATTATTTCTTGTTACATTAGAAACATCCCATTTAGATAAATCCTAATTAAATTTTTCACATCTACTAAACATATATGCCATATCTGTTACATTAGATACATTCCAATTAGATAAATCACAATTAAAATTATGACATCCTGCAAATGTGCAACTCATTTCTGTAACATTAGATACATTCCAATTTGATAAATCTTGATTAAATTTATAACATTCCCCAAACATATTACCCATTAATCTAAGATTATGTACATCCCATTTTGAAATATCACAATTAAATTTTCTACATCCATAAAACATATTTCTTGCGTTAATAACATTAGACATATTCCATTCTGAAATATTTCCACAAAATTCTTTTAAAAAGAAATCATCAAATAAATACATCATGTTTGTTATATGAGAAGTATCTATCCAATTTAAATTAGCTTTTGG